GGCCTGCACGCTTGACGACTTGGGAAGACATCTTAGAAACTGAAATTTTGGCCGCCCCATCCTGCGGCCTCCAACACATACACGCACCATTCGAAATGAATCGAGTCGGCATACTCCCGTCGGAAGTCGTCGTAAAGCATGATGGATTGGTCCTTCGACTGGAGAAGATTTGCAAGGCCCTTGAGCCAGCCGAGCGGCTGGCTTCCTGTGGCCTTGTACTCACGGGAGCAGAACCTGAAGGTCTTGCTGTCGCCCGCTTCGTAATACTTGCAAATGCGCCCGAGCTTCGTATATAGCGCTTGCGCGCCCTCAACGTACTCTTCGACGCAATCATCTCCCGCTGCAATGGCCCATCGAGCGCCCACAAGAACCGCCATAAGCACGCGAATGCGCGAATTGGTTGGGCTCGTATTGTAGGATCCGCTTTTCTGTAAGCCTGGCATGGACTGGGCGACCATCTGCCCATTGGGCAAGTGGAAAACTGCACAGCTCAAGCACCGTACGCGAGCGTAGAGGGCGCGAGCAAAGCAGCCTTTTGTATCAGCACCAGCCAGTTCGACACGCATGCGAGCATCCGCGAGAAGTTCATGGTAAGCAACACTCCAATCGAAACCGGAGATATCGCTTTCCGCGTTCTGTCCCTTGGCACTCACGCTCTCCCACATGTAGTTGTTGTCCGGGTCACTGAAGCCAATCCCACACTTGGAAGGAATTTGGCGCCAGACCATCTTCTCGGCTTTGTTCTGTGACGTGCACAGAATTCGCTCGACAATTTGGTCAACCAGGGATACACTTGAGATGAGACGCACGCGTCCTGTTTTGATCTTTGTCTCGAGATCGTGAAATTCGTTCTTGACGAAAAGCTTGATGGGGTCGCAATAACCACCTTGCACAAGCTCCACGGGGTTTGCGCAATGCAAAACCTCAGGGTTCACGCGCACCAGCTTCTTTAGTCGCGCCATGACAGCGCTGACTATCCAGCTTGAGTGCTTCTCTCTGAGTTTGAAATTGGAATCCGCAACGTGCATGAACGGCACGCCGGGAGAGGACTTGGGTTTGACTTCAAGCCACAGTCGCGCTTCGATTGTTTCTCGAACGCGGCTCCAATTTACACGGCTTTGATCAAAGCCGTTGGGGGGGTTGACCTCTGGGTACATGGCAATGACATGAGCCATGGACGAGAGGATGTGGGGTTGGGGATTTGTCGGGACGTGTCGACCGGCTTGGAATAGAAGAGACTTAACGATGGCTGAGCTATCACGTGGGGGAAGCGCGTAATTCTTGAGGTCAGGCTCCTTGTCGGTAGCCTTATCCAAGCAAGCACTTCGCTCCTTCACTGAAGCTTTCTCAAAAGAGATGACTTGGGACGTGCCCACGTCAATCATCTTTAGAGTGCCTTCAATTCTCCTGTCTTCGGGAGCAGGTCGAGTTTGGTCAGGTGCGAGAACACCTTCTCTAATGTCTCGGAACATTTCGCCAGCGTGCCACCAAGATTGAATCTCTCCGTCTCGTCGAGCTTCAGGAAGCTCTCGAAGTCCTCGGGGAGTTTCTTTCCCTCCGCTGGGCAAAAGCGACGCATCAGAGGAACCTCCGAGAACTTCTCGTTCCAGAGTTTCTTGAGTTTGCTCTCGTGGGAAGTCGGGTCCTTGAGCTTGTCCTCGAGACTCTTGGGCTTGTTCAGCCATTGGTCTTTGCGGATCTTCGCTTTCGCCTTTTCTTCCTTCTCCCATTCGGCGAGCTTGGAAGCATCTCCGCCGAGCTGCGCGAGCTTGCGCGCGCTCTTCTCGGCGAAAATCTTCTGTCGCTCTTCGGGTGTCTTGTTGGGCCATTCGTCCCTGTGGAACTTTTGCTCCTTTTGCGTCAGCTTTGTCCATTCCTCGTCGAGAAACTGCGGATGACCCTCCTGATTGCGCCGAACGGATTCGGGATTCAGTTTGATCTTCTTCGTCTTCGTCGGAGCTACTGCTGCTTTCGTTTCCGAAGCAGATTTCGAGCTCTGGGATGTCTTCAGCCCCAATGGAGCGCGCTTTGGTTTCTCGGTCGTGTCGGCCACGGGCTTCTTTGAGCTCTCCGCGGTCTGCGAATTGGTAGTCTCCGAGGCAGTAGAGCTTGAGGAGGCTTTCTCCTTCTTCGCTCTCCTCTTTCGACTCCGTTTCGACTCCGTGCCAGTCACCTGCTCGCTCTTCTTGGGCTCGGATGAACTTTGCAAGTTCTCCGGCTGGGCGCCTTTGGAGGAAGGAGGGCCGGCGTTCACCGCTCCCCGTGGAAAACCCATCGCTTCAGCAACATCTGCTGTCACTCCAGGGTTCTTAGTGCCATCAAGGGCCAAACCGCTAGGTAGCGTGTTCGACTCAGACACCTTGCCGTTCTTAGACGCAGCCGCCTGCGCGAGGTTTTTGACTTCCTCGGCAATCTTTACGTCTTGCACAGCCTTCTCAGCACGGAGGGCCGTAAGCTCCTCCGACTGTTTCTTGACTGACTCGACGAGCTTGGCTCGCTCTGCGTTTTCGAACGTTTCCTTTTCCTTCTCACGCTGCTCAATCTCAGCAAACTTGGCTGCCAGCTCACGCTTGGCGCTCTCGGCACGCTCGGCCTCGAACAAAATCCGCTTCCTTTGAGCATCAATTTCGGCCGCTTTGGCCGTGGCATCCTCGCGCTGAGCGTGG